GTACGAATCAAACTGCAATTGAAATTAGTTCTAAATCAAAACGTTGTGGAAGATTATTCCAAAACGGTATGGTGTCGGGAACAGGTGTATCGCCGGATATGCACTCCCTGCATACATTAGTTGACTCGAATCAATATACGACACCATCCGCCGGACAGGCGGTAAGTTTTACATTACTAAGAACGTTAAAAGATTTGGTAAAATCAAAAGATGGTCAGGTAGATTGGTTAATGGCTCCAGGCAGAACACTAAGAAGCATTCAAGCATTATATGATGCGCTTGGAGGAACAACTCCGATGCATGTCATTGAATTAACATCCGGACAAAAGCAGTCCGTACTACTGTTTGAAGGCACTCCTGTATTCCAAAATGACTGGATGCCGGTAACAGAAACCGCGAATGGCGCGGCATTAACAGGCGGTGCATTGAATTCAATTTATGCCGGAGTATGGGATGACGGCTCCGGTAAGATTGGTGTGAGTGGTATCCATCCTGAAAGTGTGCCGGCTGGTATTGTAGTTGAATATGTTGGCAAGCAAGAAGATAAAGACAATGATCAATACCGCGTAAAATGGTATACTAATTTTGTCAGCATGAACCGGAAAGGTATTGCAAGACTAACAAGTATTAACAACTAATAATTTAATTCTAATTTAACTTATAATTAGAATTAAATTAAAATGAAAAGGAAGGAATCATCATGTCATCAAAAGAAAAAGAAATACCGTTGCACGAGCAAATCAATGCTAATATTGCTCCGATTAAAGTAATGTTGGACAAACAAGAAGTAGATGCGGTGCGTGTCATGTTAAACAATAAAACCGTAAAAGGTATGGAAGTCGGCGAGCGCAGAAATTTCTTTGGATTCGAATTAACGATGCAGCCGGACGGTGAAACCTGTACAGGATTTATTCCATATATTTTAGCGCAATCGGAAATTGAAGCGGGGCGGTTTAAATTGATTAGTATGTCCGACCGCTTCGATTTCAAAGAAGAAACGAAAGATGACCGGCGCGCTTTTCATCAAACACCATTGCAAACATTACGGACGGTGCAAAAATTAGATGTGGAACAACTAAGAAAATGGGTTACATCTAATTTCGGATTTTCAGTTTCAGACAATGCCACCAAAGAACAACTGTTAAATATTATTGTTGATAAAATCGGCGGCACGCAACAAGATTTAGACGAAGCGGTTAATATAAAAGAAATTCAACCGCAATTACAAGACGTCACAAAAAAGAAATCCGGTTAAATAGTAAGTAACATCATTTTATTAAATAAGGAGAGTAAAATGTTTAATCAATTCTTAAAAGAAATCAAATTCGTTTTACCTTTGGTATTATTTTTACTGTCTTTTTTAGTTATTAACACAAAAATATTTGCAGACGGCTCGGTTGCTTTTACCAATGATGCTTATGGAGCCGCCGGTAATTCAATTGGTGATGTTTCTCCGGCGGTTGAGCGTTCTCATTTATTCTCCGTAGCCAATACTACCAATCTTCCTGCGAACGGTATTATTACCGCAACGTTTGATATTAGCGGAGCAATATCGTTAAATTTATTACTTGCAGATACCACCGATACCACCGGACAAAATACGGCTAATAAGATAGTATTTAGTCCTACCTTAGTTATGCAGGTGTACGTTTCACCTACCAGAATAGCATCCATTACTGAGTACCAATTGATTGGTGAAATTACTAATTTAGGTGGAACCATAATTAAATTACCGGAACCTTACAGCGCGGCATTGTTTCGATTGCGTCCACCCAGACCGTCAAATTCACGTGCAGGAACATCGCACGATATTCGTATTGACAGCCGAATCAATCATAGTTACTAACATTCGTCAGAGGAGGCAAATAATGTTTTTCACTTTCCTCCCGACTGTAATAAACGTTTTAAATGCCTCCTCTGAATCTTATTTTAAAAGGGTACTAAGATGACAACATTGGACACAACGGTTGCCACGCTGACTGCAAACTCTTATGCCACACTTGCAGAATTAGACGCTTATTTTGATTCCGATATTGCGTTTAAAGTAATATGGGATGCGTTTACTTCAACCGTTAAAACACAAAGAGCAATTGCCTCAACTCGTGCAATTGATTCTTTAAAGTATAGTGGTTTTAAATATAAAAATAATTCTGAACAAATATTAGAACATCCTAGATGGCAAGATTACCCGTATCATGTCACTACAATCAATCCAAAAATTAAACAAGCGCAAGCGGAAATGATTAAATTACAATATGAAGATCAAGCAATAACCGGAACCGGAAAGAGTAATTCAGAGCAAATCATTAGTAGTGTTGACGTTTTTCAAACGGTGAAAGTGAATTTTGAAAATGGTTTGCCGGAAACATCCAGTAATAAGCAACAGTTTTCCGGAGCAAGCGTTCAAAGGATTAAAGCATTATTAGCGAATTATTTATTTGACAATTCATCTGTTTTAGTATGGGAATAATAAAATGGTTCCTTTCTCTCTGCAAGATTATTTAATTCGCAGGCATATTATAGCCGAATCATTTTCAAACGGAGTAACGAAAGAGTTGATTGAAATATTATTCAAAGCACAAAAACAAGTGCAAGATCATATACGCAATCAAAAAGCCGGAAAAATGACAAAAACAACAATGCAAAAAATTAACGTTGAAATCAATTCCGCATTAAAATTTATTAGTGAAGAATATACGAATAAATTAAATAAAGCGCAAATTGAAATGATAAAGGACGAATATAACAAACTGAAAAAAACCTTGCGGGGTAATTTAGGAAAATCAGTAAAAGAATCCAATTATATATTGCCTGTTAAACGCATTCAAGCAATATTAGCAACACCATCCGGCGGTCGGTTTGTGCAGGATTATATTAAAGCGCACGTTAATAGTTTACGAACAAGAATACGGACACAACTAACCATTGATATTATTGAATCTTCATCAATGGAAAAGACAGCGCGTAATCTTAGAACACAATTTGATATTAGCCGACGCGGCGCCAATTTGATTTCACGCACTTCTATTATGGATGCCAGTAACAGAGCCAATGAAGAAGTATTCAAAGAAAATACCGATATTATTAAAGGATATAGATATGTTGCCACGTTAGATAATAGAACAACACTAATATGCGCGGGGCTTGACGGTAAAGAAGTAAGATTAAGGGAAAATTTACCTCAACCGCCATTGCATCCGCTTTGCAGGAGTTTGATTGCTCCTATTTTATTTGACGATCAATTTGAAGGGTTAAAAAGAATTGCCGTAACGAATGTGGAAAGAAAAAAAGTAAAACATAGAGATGGTACAACTTCAACAAAATTTAGAAATGTTAGCGGTAAAGATGTTTCGGCTAGTACTAATTTTTCTAAATTTCTTGAGAGGCAGCCTGCAAAGTGGCAACGGGAATATTTAGGAAAGACCAGATATGAATTATATAAAGACGGCAAGTTATCTTTGCAGGAAATGGCTACCAATTCAAAATCGTTTACAATAGAAGAATTAAAAAAGAAAGTAAGTTGAATCAATTTAAGTTTAAAACTATTATTTATTTGTATAAAATATTAAAAAGAAAGTAAGTTAATGGGAGCATTAAACGATAAAATCGCAGGCATTGTAACTAAAGTATTTGATAATACTTTAGTATCCGGTTTGGAACTAACCTCATCGGTAACAATCAACCGTATTGCTTCTACAGTGTATAGTACTGCGGATGGTGATGTTACGGGGAATGCGGAAAATTATATAGTAAATGCAATTAAAAGAAAAATTACAACAAATGATATTAAACAATTACGCGAAATAGGAATTACCGTAACAACAGATGATGTTATTCTTAGTATTGGTCAAGATCAAACGGATGCACCAACCGCTATTTTAAAAAATGATGAATTTGTTTTTGACGGTGGAACATATAACTTATTATTATTAGAAACAAAAAATTTAGGCGCAACCGGATTAACTTGGATATGCACAGTCAGCCGGAGATAATCATGGCTAAATTTAATCACAATTTTAAAGAAATGAAAAAAAGTTTTGACAATGTTTTTCAAGACCGAAAAAAACAACAAACAGATATTGTAAGAGCTGTTATTTTATCCTCTTTAAGTGATGTGATATTTTTATCACCCATTATATCCGGAGGATACCGCAGTTCACACCAAGTAATGATAGGTACCCTTGGAAGTATTACTACTACTGTTTCGATTAAAGAGCCATTTACGGTACTAGCGGAGGGGGAACAAATAATAAATGCAAATGTAAAACCGAAAGTAAGAAACTTGATTTTATTTGTCACAAATCCCATTGCTTACGCTTGGGCTTTAGAAAATGGTCATAGTAAATTACGCCCCAACGGTATTTATTCTATTGCAGAAGATCGCGTAAAGAACCGATGGAAGAAAATAACGGGGTAATAAAAATTGAAAATATAAAATGAAATTTTGTAGTTAATCTTATTTTTAAAATCAACTATAAAATTTAAACTTGAAAGTATAGAACATGACCGCTTACATCAATGAAAGAGTATTAACAGTGGTGGACACATTCTTAGACACTAATTTTACTACTTGTGAAATTGAATTTAAAAATGTGGATTTAGATACTAAGAATTTAACTAAGTATATTTCTGTTTCGTATGTGCCCATTACGGAAGAACAATCCGTAATTCGTGTATCGAATCCGAAAGACAACGCCGGCGAGCGCAGGCAATATTTTCTGCAAATAATAATTAACACGGAAAAAGGAAAAGGTGGTGGTGAAAATGCTCGGATAGCGGACGCACTAACAACATTATTAAATAATGTAACGCTGTCAACGGCAAATCCAAATGAAAAAATAGAATTTGGGATTGTGTCTTCACCATCACCGATTGGCATCAATGATAAAAAATGGTATAGCGAAATTGTTAGAGTAAAATTCTGGATTCAGATTTCAAATACAAACTAATAAGGAGAAGTAAAATGGTTCAGGCAAAAGGTTCATCCGCAAAACTAATATTCGATTACGGCGATACTGATTATGGGAATGTGATTGCAGAAGGTTCAAGACGCCCAAAAGTATTAGCATTTAATACGTTTAATGTTTCAAAAAATCGGTCATTAAATCAAGCGCAAACCATTCGCGGTAACCGTAATCCTATTGTTCCTTTTTATGGCAACGCGGATGTAAGCGGTCAAATTGTAGTCCCTGTTTCTGAAATTGATTTTGGCTATTGGTTGTCTTTATTATTTGGCAAACCTACGACGTCACAAAACGCGGAAAGTGCAGACCGAAAAGTCGGATTGCCTACTATTGCTGTAACGGCTGGAGTTGCTACTTTATCCGTTGCACAAGTAGAAGGTACTAATATTGACATTGGTGATAAACTTATTAGCGCATCCGCAACTGTTTACGTGCAGTCTATTACCTCCACAACCGTCTATGTAATTCGTGATATTAATGGGGATATTCCTGCTGATTTTGTTGCGGAAACATTAACCTCAATTACTACAGAATCGTTTAATCACGTTTTTAAAATTCACCCAACGAATGCCATTGCACACGGTGTAACCGAATTATCATTGGTAGATATTAGTCCGTTATTACAATATTATTTATTTTCAGGACTAAAAGCGAACAGTATGGCAATCGGTTTCACCGGAGAAGCGGAAGAATTATTAGCCACTTTCGATGTGGTGGGAAAAGATATGCTGGAAAGTGAAAATGTAAGTGCGGGAGGTAATGTTACAATTACTGCCGGCACTGCTGAATTTACAATTGCTCAGCCGAATGTTGCGGTTGGTGATATGTTAATTTACGGCACGGCTAATGATATTGCTTATATTACCGTTAAAACTGACAGCGATACCATGACCGTAAAAACTACACGAGCAGGATCAACCAATCCCGCAAATACAGCAGGGGCGGTAGCGGTTGGCGCGATCATCCAAAATGGCAATTATGCGGGGCATGGTAGTGATGAAATATTTACCCCCCGTTTTATTCGATTCGAAAATAAACATGCAACATTAACAGAAGGAGGCGGAGTAGCCAGTAATTTAAAACAAGTTAATTTAAACATTGATAATCAATTAGATACGACTTCCTTCGTCATTGCCGGAGGAGGTTTACGTTATCAATTACCGGAAGGCATCGCTAATGTATCCGGTAATATTGTAGCGATATTTGAAAACAACATTATCGCTTTAAAAGCAAGTAATGAAACCAAATCCGAAATGACGTTGACACTTACAATAGATGCGGATGAAAAATGCGTTTTTGATATGCAGGAATTACGGTACTCGGAAAAAACGCCTGCAATTGACGGACCC